GCGAAGCGTACCGGTCTCTGTACATACATTATTGAGACCACCTCCGTCAAAAAGTACACAGGTGACGATCACGATCTCTATGAATGTATGTTTATGACGGTAAAGAACAACGGCTTTGCGTTTTGTTTCTCTGTTGTTGCGTCCTTTGAAGTGAAGGGGTCCACAATCAAGTTGGTATCTCTTCGTTCGCAACCTCTTGATGTTCAAACCGTGTCCGATGTCTCGCCATTTGTTGAGGGTGTTTCAGGTCAAGAATTTGTTAAGTATGATATTGTGAAGGAAAAGGCTATACCAACCCAAGGTGAGTTAGAAATGGCTAAAAATAAGTTGCGCTCAATATAATGATCAGCATCAATGACGTCACTAAAATTGATGAGAAGAGAAAACAGATTCGTAAGGAAATCTATACGAGAGTGTACGAACAGTTTTCTCGAAAGATTAAGCAGTGTGTAGAATTGGGGCACAAACAGGTATTTCTTACAGTTCCAAGTTATCTGGTGGGATACCCAGTCTTTGATAGGAATGCAGCGGCTCGTTACGTTGCGAGACAGTTTACATTGGGTGGTTTTCAAGTCCAAATCATAGGTGACTATGATGTATATGTGACTTGGCATATACCCAAGAAAAAGAAGGAGAAGGAGAAAGTTGTGGATGATGATTTCCCAAACCTTATGAACCTCAAGAAGATGGCGAACAAATACAGGAGAAGTGCGTAGTAGATGATTTTTTAAAAAACCTCTTAATCATAAATGGAGAACCTCAATGTGCTCGTAGAAGCTAAGAAAGAGTATATGGGACAATTGTGTCTCATTATGTGTCCACCTATGATTGAAGTTTTCCAGGATATGTATGATGAAGCCTCCAAGCTTTCAAACGGGCGAAAGACTCTCATTATGTTCCAAAAGCTCCTCAAGGAAGTTCCAAATTGGTCGAATGCGATGTCCAAGCGACACTCGGATAACATTGCGGACCGATGTGCGTGGTTCAATGACCTCTTGGCTGCCGTGTTTGTTGCGTGTACCAAGATTCTTTCGGCTGTCCGTCTCAAGTCGGATAACAAGAAGATTTCCCTCAAGCTCCCCACGAATGAAGTGTTCATTCAAACGTGCTACAATAACGTGGCCAAAGACCTCTACAAGGACCCCTATGTCTTCCACGAAGAACAAAGTGAATATATGCGCGATGAACAATTGACGAAGCGTTTCACTATGTGCATCGAGACTACGATTAAGGAACTCATCCCAGTACAACAAATTCTTCAAACGTATATGTCCCAAGAGAGTCGTGATATTGACCTCGATGGTGAGGTTCAAGATACCCCAGACCCAGATGTCTACGATGGCGCTCAGGAATACCCAGAACCCCAACCAGAGATGGAACCTTTCCCCGAAGAAGAGCAACCTGTGATGGGTATGGACGAAGAGCCCCTCCAACCCACTGGACTTGAAAATGAATTCAAGACTGTCCCAGGTGTGAGAGCCCCAGAACCAGAAGCGGAAGCAGAAGCACCCCAGGCGGTGGAGGAACAGGACGAAGGTCTTTTCTTTGGTGACGCACCAGAACAGCGTACAAAAAAAACTGCGTATAATTAAATGGAGTTATCCGATTATCTCAGAGATCCAGTGAGCGCCGCCCTCATCGCAGGTGGTATCACCGCGGTGTACATTCACGCAAAGGCTCAACTCAACAATGAAGGCAAGTTGGAGTTGAACAAATATACCAAGCCAGCTGTTCTCAATGCGATCCTCGTGTATTTCATTGTGTCCCAAGGTCTCGGTCAGAAAGAGGCTATCTCTATGGACCCTTTCTAAACTTAAAGATTTAGTACTATGTATAAGAAAATGGCGTCTGTCTCTGCATTCAACGACATGCTCTCCCAATTTCTTGTGGAATTGCACAAGACTTTTCCAGATGAAACCGGAATTAAGAAGATGTTAACATCCTTTGAATTATTGAAAACCACGAACCCACGTCTCATTGTGGATGGATTTATGAAAGGTGTGAGTCCCTATGCGGATAAGATTTCTGCGAAGGATGAGAATTTCCTTCTCAACGAAATTGAAAATATTGAATTTCTCAAGGAGCTCAACATTAAGAAGTATTGGTCAAAGATGACGCCTAATACGAAGGATGCGACCTGGCAGTATCTTCAAACCCTGTATATGCTTGGTACGACGATTACGGCGATTCCAGCGGAGACCCTCAGTCTCATCGAGAGTATCGCGAAGGATTGTGCCGACAAGATGCAGACGGAGGGTGGTGAGATTGACCAAGATGCATTGATGAAGATGATGGGGAGTATGCTTGGTGGTCTTCCAAAAAAATAAACCTCGAGCTATATTAAATGCAGGCTTGGTTTGACGATCCTCAGCAACTTACACGTGCCGATCAGGTTTCACAGTTTTGGCCCAATAAGGACCAGACCCCAGAAGATAGAATTAATGCCGCTTCGAGATTTATCATTTATGCGTGTTGTATTATTTACATTACACGTCGTGATCCCCGTATTTTTGTTTTAGGTGCTACTGTTTTGGCTGTTCTTTATGTGATGTATAAATCAAAAATGATAAAGGAGACGTATGGTATCGCTACCAGTGGAGATATTGCAGGGTGTCAGATGCCAACGATGGACAACCCAATGGGGAATGTTCTTATTACGGATTACACTGACGCCCCAAACCGTCTTGAGGCGTGTTATTACCCCACGGTGAAGCCCTTCGTCAAGAGCTTCCTTGATGACCGCATCCCCTATGACGCTGGGCGTTCTCGGTCTGCAATGCCCGAGTATCAGCGCAATGCGGCGGCGCGTCAGTTTGTGACTACCGCGGTTTCTAAGATTCCAGGCGACCAAACTGCTTTTGCGGAGTGGTGCTATGGCCCCAAAAATGGACCAATGTGTAAGAGTGATGGGGGTGTCTGTAGCCCAAATGCCCGTGGTGTCCAACTCGAGGCATTTGGTGGAATCGGCTATGATGGCGACAAACGTGGTGGAATGTTTGGTGGGGGAAATGGGACTGCTTAGATAATAAATATTCTTATGTAATAATAAATGGCGTATCAGCTTCAACCTGGCCTCGCGATAATTCAAAATTCTGGGGCTCTCCCATCAGTGAAGGCCACCGAAGAAATTTTTGTGTACCCTCAGCCCAGTAGCCTCAACTGTGGTGATTGCCGACCAAACACGATGTTGTATGGTACGGCTCCATACATGGCAGGTAAGGGTTCCCCAGCGCAATTCATTGATGTCTCCGATCAACTCAGACCACAGTCCACATCCAAGTTCAATAAGACTATCGTGCCCACCTATGAACGTAACTTGTTCCCATTGAATAATATGGAGTGTAAGTTACCAATTCGCACGATGACGTATGAACCATCGAGTACCCGTGCCGAACTCCAGAATGGACTTTTCGAACAAAGATACGCTAATAAAAATGTTAATAAGAAATAAGAATGGCTGATCCCATTTCATTAATGGCTATCGCGGGTCTGATCTACACCGGTCGGAATTTAAGTGCTAAATCCGAACCACCAAAGGTTATGGCGCCATCATCTCAGCCACAGCAACAACAACAATTTGAAGAAGCTCCAGTTTTTGAAGAACATCAATTTGAATCACGTGTTGAAGTTCCACATAAGATGGAGATGGGAAGCTTTGCTGATATTGGTAAGCAACAGAGAAGTGGTGGTCAGGAAATCTTGAGTATGCGTAACCGTATGTATGATGCGGGTCGTATGAACAACTTGTCCCCAATTGAGAAGCAAATGGTTGGTCCAGGTTTGGGTGTGAGTGCGGATACCCCAGCCATTGGTGGTTACCAGCAGATGTTCCGTGTGAATCCAGTGAATGTTGGGGAGTACCGTCTCACCACACTCCCAGGACGCTCAGGTCCAGCTATGGATATCACTGGGGGTCGTGGCGCCGTGGTTGGTCAGTTGACGCACAATAAGCCTGAGACTACAGCACACCTTCCATCTCGACTCCCAGCGATGGCGGGACGTGCCCAAGGTATGTCTGGGGCTATCCCAAGACAAAGTCACCAGAAGACGATGCGCACGACCAA